AGTCAGACCCAGTTAAGCACTGCCAATATCTCCGCTGCTACCAGCCGTTGGATCGCTCAGCTTCAGGCCACGACCTCCATTAGCAATACTCAAGCTCAGGTTGCTGCCAGTAAGATTAATGCACAGATCGCCGCTGCCGCTCAGCGGTATGGTTACGAGCTGAACTCCTGGACGTCTCAGGAAGTCGCCAGGATTAACGGTGAGATCAATAAGGAGCTGAAAGATATGGGTATTAAATCGGAGTTTAACTTACAGGAGGATATGCAGGATTATCAAACCAGTGTTGATCCTTGGAAATGGGGTACTCAAAAGGTCACTGGTTTTATGGATGATCTTTTAAAGGATCTTGGAATTTCTCCTTCTCGTGGTTCTGGTTTTACCTCTGGTAAGGCTGCCGCCCGTGGCGGCGGTTTTAGTCGTTGATGCGCGTGGGCTTATTTCCCCCGCGCACTCGGGCCCATTACCTTCTTGATGTAATGGGCCCGAGTGACACCACACAGGCTATCAGAGGGCATTGACGGATGCACTGGAGATAGCTTATACTTTCGATAGAAAGGGAGTGTGGTTCATGTCTATAAAGAAGCTTGTCCTGGCTATTTTGATTGCTCTTCTTATTTGGCATTTTGGTCCATTATTGCTTATGCTTTTGGTTGCTGTGATTGTCTCTTTGCTTGGAGGTGGTTAATTGCCCTGTTATCATCCTCTTTTGGGCTATCCTGCTGGTGTGTCCCGTGAGACTGGTAAGATGCAGTATCATATCGTTCCAGCTTCCGATCCTCGTGTGATGGATCCTTACTGGAAGGATCAGCTGATCCAGATTCCCTGTGGCAAGTGCATTGGTTGCCGTTTGGAGTATTCTCGTCAATGGGCGAACCGTTGTATGTTGGAATTACAGTACCATGATTCGGCGTACTTTGTGACGCTTACTTACAACGAGGAGCACGTTCCCCGCACTGGCCTTCATGGTGAGATGTCCTTGAGGAAGCGTGATTTTCAGCTTTTTATGAAGAGGCTTCGGAAGAAGTATTCGGATGATCGAATCCGCTTTTACGCCGCTGGTGAGTATGGAACTACCACCCAGCGTCCACATTATCATGCGATTTTGTTTGGACTTCACTTGGATGATCTCCAGGTTTATAAGAGCAAGGATAGTTTTAAGTATTTTACTAGTCCTGGTTTACAGAGGGTTTGGAGTGTGGTAGAATCAAGCAAGGATAGCATAACTCCCCTTGCGCAGCCACTTGGTTATGTTGTTGTTGCACCGGTCACCTGGGAGACCTGTGCATACACTGCGAGATACACCTCTAAGAAGGCAAACACCCAATCTCCGCAGTTTTTTGAGAGTTTTGGTATCGAACCGCCCTTTACTCTGATGTCCCGTAAACCAGGTATTGGACGTGATTTTTACGATGACCATCCGGATGTCTACCAGCATGAATTTATCAACGTGTCTACCAAAAATGGTGGAAAGAAGTTTCGTCCGCCGAAGTATTTTGATCGGCTCTTGGAGCAGGATGATCCTGAATTGTTTGTTCAGCTGAAAGAGCAGCGTAAAGAGCGTGCCAAGGAGACCCAGCAGGCTAAGGCCGCTAAGTCCACTATGTCTTTCATGCAGGCCCTTGAGGTCGCAGAGAGTAATAAATTGGCTTCGGTCAAAAAATTGAAAAGGGAGTTGTGATTGTGGATCGTTGTATGAGTTATATTTCCCGTTCTGATTTGAAGATTTTGTTGGTAATTCTTGAGGATTTGTCTGCGGCTATTTTGGAAAATGCTTCTAAAGAGTTTGGCGAATATATGGAAGGGTTTTATCGTGGTAAGGCTGCCGGTTATAGACTTGCGGCTGAATTTTTGAAGGAGGAGTTATTCAATGGCGAGGAAGAAGATGCGTAAAGGTAAGGATGCCAAGGTATTCCGCCGGACTGCTTCGGCGTCCAAGAAGATTAATGTGGATCCTACGATTTATCGGGGAGGTATCAGGTTGTAATGGACCCGTCACCTTGTCGTACTATGCGGGCTTTTATGCGCCGCCTTGGTTTTCATTCTCCGTCTGTCAAGCAGTCCAAAGATGTTCCTGGTCAGTATGTTGTTACTGCTTATGATCCGGTAGAGCGTTACAATTTTTGTCGTTCCTACACCCTTGAGGAAATTAAGTGTATTACCCATGCAAGTAAAATTTTTTGGAGGTATATCAAATGAAGTTTAACGTTTATGCAATGCGTGATCTCAAGTCTGGTTTCTTGACTCCTACTGTGGATCAGAATGATGCTATGGCCGCTCGGAATTTTGCATCTTCTATTCAGCGTTCTGAAGGTGTCCTTTTTACCCATAAGTCTGATTTCCAGCTTTATCGGATCGGTGCGTATGATACAGATCTTGGAGTGATCAACCCTGAAGATTTCCCCGTCCTGGTTGCCGATGGAAAGGATGTGTGATGTATGCAGTTCAAGACCCGTTATGATCCCCATGACCGGATCCACGCTGAATCCGGCTCCGGCGTCAAACAGCTCTATGCTCCCCGATTTGATGATGACGGCCACATGGAGTTGGTCGAAGCCGGCACTGAAGATCTTTACGGTTTCATCCAGAGCTACAAGGATTCGTGCGATATTAACGTGATTCTGGAGCGTTTTGCGGAAGGGGATGTCCATGCACTCAATCGCCGTCAGGCTATGTTTGCTGATTTCACTCAGTTTCCTAGTACTTATGCTGAGGCGTTGAATTCGATTGCCGCCGCTGAGGATTTCTTCAATGGCCTTCCTGTTGAGACCCGCGCTCAGTTCGGCCATTCGTTCAATCAGTTCCTGGCCGCCATGGATAAGCCCGACTTCCCGGATCGCATGGGCTGGAAGCCCGCAGATCCGAAGGATGAACAACAGCCCGCTGCACCAGTTCCGCAGGATCCGGTTGCTCCCCCTTCTGGTTCAGGCTCCGCCCAGCCGGCCCAGCCACCCTTGAACAACTAATTCGGAGGTGTTACAGTGAATCGCAATGTTGAAAGTCATTTTGCGCTCAATCCCACTCGTCTTGATCTTAACCGGTCTCGCTTTGACCGTTCATCCTCTGTTAAGCTGAGTTTTAACGTTGGTGACGTGGTTCCCTTCTACGTTGACGAGGTTCTTCCCGGCGACTCTTTCCAGATCCGTACTTCTAAGGTCGTTCGTATGCAGACGCTTCTAACCCCTCTGATGGATAATATTTATCTGGACACTTATTTCTTCTTTGTTCCGAACCGTCTTACCTGGGAACACTGGAAGCAGTTCAATGGCGAAAACACGGAATCTGCTTGGATCCCTCAGACTGAATATCAGGTCCCTCAGCTGACGGCCCCAGCTGCGGGGTGGTCTGTTGGTACGATTGCCGATTACATGGGTATTCCCACTGGCGTTAAGAATCTTTCTGTTAATGCGCTGCCATTTAGAGCTTATGCGCTCATCATGAATGAGTGGTTCAGAGATCAGAACTTGACGGATCCGCTCAATATTCCGGTTGACGACGCCACCGTGCAAGGCGTCAATACCGGAACTTATGTTTCTGATGTTGCTAAAGGTGGCCTTCCTTTTAAGGCCAGCAAGTATCACGATTATTTCACTAGCTGTCTTCCGGCTCCTCAGAAAGGCCCGGACGTGACGATTCAGACCGCCCAGCTTGGCAATGCTCCGGTTGTACCGATGAATAAGCCTGTTCCTAAGGATTTGCTTAATTATCCGTACAATGTTTATATTCCTAATGGTAATGGTGATTTTGAGGCTGGTTATCATGCTGGTTCTGTTCATAAGAATGCGTTCGGTGGTGCGTATTGGCTTGCGGATACTGGTAATGCGGATTTGGATCCGACCATTGATAATGGTGTTGCCGGTTACCCTGCTAATCTCTGGGCTCAGTTTGATAACACTGTCTCCGTTGCTACTATCAATGAGCTGAGAACTGCTTTTCAGATCCAGAAGCTTTATGAGCGTGATGCTCGTGGCGGTACTCGTTATATTGAGATCCTGAAATCTCATTTTGGCGTCACTTCTCCGGATGCTCGTCTCCAGCGGCCTGAGTATCTTGGTGGATCCCGTGTTCCCATCAATATCAATCAGGTTATACAGCAGAGTTCTACCGCCGAAGGCACTACTCCTCTTGGCGATACTGCTGCTTATTCTTTGACTACCGATGTTCATGGCGATTTCATGAAGTCTTTTGTGGAGCATGGTTTTGTTATTGGCGTCATGGTTGCCCGCTATGATCATACCTATCAGCAGGGTATTGAACGCTTCTGGAGCCGTAAGAGTCGCTTTGATTATTACTGGCCTGTCCTGGCGAACATTGGTGAACAGGCCGTGTTGAACAAGGAGATCTATGCCCAGGGTACTGCCCAGGATAATGAGGTCTTTGGTTATCAGGAAGCCTGGGCTGATTATCGGTACAAGCCGAATCGTGTTGCCGGTGAGATGCGTTCCACTTATGCTCAGTCTCTGGACGTTTGGCATCTTGGCGACGATTATTCTCAGCTTCCTAAGCTGTCTGATTCCTGGATCCGTGAGGATAAGGCTAACGTCAATCGTGTTATCGCTGTTTCGGATCAGAACGCTAATCAGCTATTTGCTGATATTTACATCCAGAACCGGACTACTCGGCCGATGCCGCTTTATTCCATCCCCGGTCTGATTGACCATCATTAACCATTTGCCTGATTTCGGGAAAATGGTCATTTAGCCCCCTGGGAGTTCCCAGGGGGCTTTAAGAAAGGAAGAGTATATATGCCTAGTTCTGCTCAAAAAGTTTCTCAGGATATTGGAGGCCGTTCTAATCCCAATTGGTCCTCTGGATCCTCTTCCGGTGGTTCTTCTGTCTCTGATATGTTTGATAAGTACGCTGCCATGATTAAGGCCAATGCTGCCGAAAACAATGCCTGGTCTGCTGAGCAGGCTCAAATTAATCGTGATTGGCAAGAGCGCATGTCCAGTACTGCCCATCAGCGTGAGGTTGCTGATTTGAAGAAAGCTGGCCTCAATCCTGTTCTCTCTGTAAACGGCGGCCAAGGGGCCACTACTACCTCCGGCGCCACTGCGTCCACGGATACGTCCGCCAACTCCGCCATTGCTGGGATCCTTGGATCTATTTTACAGTCTCAGGTTTCGCTAGAGAATCAGCGTTTGTCTGCTCAGACCAATCTTGCTGTCGCTGAAAAGTACAACGCTATGTCTAAGTACACCGCTGAGCTGAACAGTCAGACCCAGTTAAGCACTGCCAATATCTCCGCTGCTACCAGCCGTTGGATCGCTCAGCTTCAGGCCACGACCTCTATTAGCAATACTCAAGCTCAGGTTGCTGCCAGTAAGATCAATGCACAGATCGCCGCCGCCGCTCAGCGGTATGGTTATCAGCTTCAGTCCTGGACTTCTACTGAGGTGGCTAGGATTAACGGACAGATTAACAAAGAGCTCAAGCAAATGGGTATTGATGCAGATTTTGATATGAAAAAGATGTATCCTGGTTCTATTTGGAATGTCCCTGGCTCCCTGGCTGAGAATGCAAGTGATCTTTTGGATTCTGCCAAATCGTCTGCTAAGTCTGTCATTGATCGTGCGAAATCTGCTTGGGATAACAGTTTTGGAAGTTGGAAGGAGTATGCTGATGCCTTTAAGTGAAGATGCGCGTGGGCTTATTTCCCCCGCGCACTCGGGCCCATTACCTTCTTGATGTAATGGGCCCGAGTGACACCACAC